AGAAAATGCGGTCTGACTATTTCGGTAACATACCGGACCAGATAGAAAAGCATAGTAAGCGCGATTAGATTAGTGATATAATGTTTCTTGCGCGTGCATTCCATCTATTCAATGATCTCCTCGACAAATATAAAGAACTGGCGGGCTATAAGTTATTTCACGCAGGCGCGCCACAAGAGGACTATGACAAGTTGAATAAAGAGATCATCGAAAAGCAAAGGCAATTTAATTATGTAATAGGGATAGGCAAGCCGCCAGAATTGTTTGAGTGTAATCGAGATTTAAGGATTGAAGTCAGAAATAAATAGTATAATAGAATAACAATTAATTAAAAGAACAGCCGGCTTTATCTCCGGCACTTAACCAATCGTGAGTTTTATCAGCCCGCAGCAATGCGGGTTTTATGTTTAAGGTGAAGCAATGCCGTACATGATAGTGGAAAAAGAAAATGAATTCTGTGTCTATAAAGAGGGTGAGGACAAACAGCCCGTTGGAGAATCGTTAGGTTGTCATCCATCCAAAGAAGAGGCACGAGCGCAGAGGCGGGCGCTGTACGCCAATATGGAGAATGAGAACAAATCAGTCAAAGCTGTTGGCGATTGGGAGCTGGAAGTACTGGCCATCCCTTTTGGGGATGTGAATAATCTGGATTCAGACGGGGAGTTCTTTAGCTCAAAGACGAACCTGCACCTTGACACCTTTAAGACTCCACTAATTCCTTATTACCATAGTTTTGGGCCCGACAATAAGCCACTGGATACACCGGAGATCATCGGCAAGCCCAAAGGTTACGAGATACGCCCCGATGGTGTGTGGTGGAGGGTTGTGCTTGATAAGACGAATGAGTTTGCAAAAAGGATATGGGAAGCTGCCAAACAGGGATTAGCCCGCGCTTCATCCGGCAGTATTGCCCATCTTGTACGCAAGGCCATGAATGGGGAGATTCTCGAGTGGCCGCTTGCTGAAATTAGTTTTATTGACATGGGAGATAATCGCGCACCCGCAAATAAATGGGCTCTTTCCCTCCCTGTAATGAAATCTGTGTACGACCAGGCGGGAATGATCCTGCCTGATATTCAACCCGCAAACACTCCAGAGGTTGGTGAGGCCGGTGAGGATAAACCAGCGGACGCGGTAGTGGGTAATTCAAAAATTGGAGCTATGAAAATGGACGAAAAAGAAATGAAGTCCGCTATTGATTCCGCGCTGACTGCGTTCGAAGCCAAGCAAAAGGCTGATGCAGAAGCGAAAGCGGCCGCTGACAAAGCGGAAAAGGAACGTGTTGACGCGGCTGTATTGGCCGCAAAAGCCGAATGGGAAAAAGAAGCTGCAAAGTCTAACCGGCTGCCACTCGGTGGAAAAGCACCCATTGTAACCAAGTATAGTGATAGCAAGTTCGATAATCTGGATGCGTCCGAACAGGCGGTATTGGTTGGTATGCTGAAAGCTGCGAAAAAGGATGTATCCGAAACCGCTATCAAGTCCCTGGCTGCAAAGTTGGAAGAGGACAAGAGCCCGGTGGGTGAGGAAGCCCGCAAAGCCATGAAAGCCGTTGGCATGAAAGCCAGTGAGATTGACTATTCGACCTATGCCAGTTATGGCGATGAATGGGTTGGTGCTGCTTACTCACAGGCTATCTGGGATGCGGTGCGCATGGAATCAGTCATCGTTGACAAGCTGCCCCAGGTGGAATTCCGACAGGGTGTGGAATCAATGATAATCCCGATTGAATCCACTGATCCTATTTTCTATAAAGTGGCGCAGGCCACCGCGACTGAATCCACCCTGAAAGTTCCGCAGGCGACCGTGAGCAATAGTCCTTTGGGGACTGGCTCACAGTCATTGACGCTTGCCAAGCTGGGCGGACGCACTATATTCACCGGTGAAATGGAAGAGGATTCCTTAATTCCCTGGGTTGCTCAATTAAAAAAGCAACTGGTTGCTTCTGGTAAGTCCTACCTGGATTCGGCGATCATTGACGGCGATACTGAAGCCTCAGCCTCGACCAACATCAACGACATTGCCGGAACTCCTGCCGCAACTGACTGGTTCATGGTCTTTAATGGCTTCCGCAAACTGGCACTGGTTACCAATACTGATAACTCACGCGCTGGTGGTGCGTTGACTGTTGAGGATTTCATGGAGACCCTGAAGCTGGTTGGTACAGCTGGTATTGGCGGGTTGGACCCGGTCAAGTGTGCGTTTTTATCTGATGTCAACACCTACTATAAGGCCCTCCAGCTTGAAGAGGTGAAGACCCGCGATGTGTTCGGTGCACCCGTGATTGAAAATGGTGTACTGACTGGCATGTGGGGGCACAAGTATTATGTAAGTGCCGACATGCATAAGGCCAGTGCGGCCCGCAAGGCGCAGGTGGCTGATGGCAAGATTGACCTGGATACCACCGAAGACAATGTTTCTGGTTCGCTATTGGCTGTCCGATGGGATCAGTGGATGTTCGGCTGGAAACGGCGCATGACTATGGAAATCACCCGCATCCCCAATGCCGATTCAAGCGAAATTGTGGCGCTGATGCGCTGCGGCCTGATCTATCGCGACACGGAAGCGAGTGCGATTACGTACGGGATAACAGTTTAAGTGATCCAACGAGAAAGAGTTTTATGATGAATTCGGAGCGCGCGTTGTATTTTAGCTTTAGACCAACCAAGACTCAAAAGAGTTTTGGCAGCCTCTTCGCTTTCTTTTCCGGTATGAAAGTAAGCGCGCGTTCCGTCTTTCATTTTGTCGTGCTCTTGGCGTTTCAATACAACAAGGTTTTCGGGCGAATTATTGGCGCGGTTGCCGTCTCTATGATGAACAACCTCGTCAACATTAAGAGGTCTGCCGAGCATCTGTTCGGCTATAAGTCTATGTTCATAAACCCCTTTTTTGCCCATTACATTAATAACCTTATAACCCGCACTGGAAAGATATCCACCCTTCCAATTCCAATGATCTTTACCATAATAGTGAATAGATTTACCACTGCCGACAGGACTTTGGCGAAGTTGCTCAAGCCGTGCGGGGCTGAGGGTTTTATAGCCAAGAGCGCGATATTCCTTCGTAGTCATGGAATGCTTGACACGAAGATGAGATGCAGAGATTTGCATAGAACTAATCATTCCGCAGAGCTCGCATTTAATAGTATTTTCTGTCATTTCATCACCTCCACAATATTATACCATAAAACAATAATATGTATGGAATGACTATCCAATAAGTAAGGAGTATAAAAAATGAGTACATATCAATTGCATAAAGGTGAGGCAGTTCTGGCGGACCTGAAAGATGGTCTGCTTGCCCTGGGAATCCCGCTCGGTATGAACTCCCGTCTTATCTTTTTTGACCCGACAAATGGGAGTGATGGAAATGACGGGAGCGAGCCATCAATGGCGGTTAAGTCAATCGAAACCGCTTATGCGCTTGCCACCGACAATAACAACGATACTATCCTGATGATTGCGGGAGCAACTGCAAGCAACCCGACCGCCGCTATTGCATGGGCCAAGAGCTATACCCACCTTGTTGGTCTTTCTGCCCCATTACCTGGACTTGGACAACGCTGTCGCATTGTAGGCACTGCCGCGCTTGACCTTGCTCAGGTGATCACCATATCCGGCAACGGCTGCGTATTTATGAACCTGCAATTCTTTAATGGTTCAGATGCAAATGCTGCCAAAGGTGCTGTGGTGGTAAGCGGAAGCCGCAACTATTTCAAAAATGTGTTCTTTGCAGGAATGGGTCATGCGACCTGCGCTGGTCATGCGAGTGCATACTCCCTGACCGTGTCAGGCGCGGAAAATTATTTTGAGGATTGCACGATTGGCCTCGACACCATCCTACGCTCGGCTGCTAACTCCGAGTTGATCATCAGCGCGGAGCGCAACCGATTTGTCCATTGTGAGCTGCGTTCTTACTGTGAAACTGCTGGTAAGTTCCTTGTCAAAATTGACAACTCGACTGCGGACTTGCGCGATACCATCTTCGAAGATTGCCTGTTCTTTAACTACACCGTAAACTGGGCAAATGGTATTGACAACGCTTTCGACATGCCCGCAGCCGGAAATACCCACTTTGTTATTCTGAAAGGCGACAATGTGCTTGTGGGTGTTAATTCTGGTTGGGCTGATACAGTAACGCATGTTTACAGTGCTGCACATGCCCCTAATGCCGGATTTGGTATTGCGACCAACCCGACAACCTAACTAAATTTAATCAAAGAGAGCGGGCTGTTCGGCCCGCTCTCAAAAGGTAATTATGAAGATAAAAGAATATCGTTTGTACGGGCAGGTAAGCGCGGGCGGGGCTGGAACTTTTACCAGCGAATCCCCCGTATTCGGCTTACTGTATGCCGTGCAGTGGATTGACGGAACATTAGCAGATAACAATACCGCTGTCCTTTCAACTATTAATACAGAGGGTGCAGAAACCCTGCTTACTCTTGGGGCTGGCGAAGGCGATGCGGACGTTAAGTATTACCCCCGTGCTTTGGTTTGTGATGCGTCTGCCACTGCCTTGACTGGCACGGCGGGCGGTGATCGCGTTTGCCCGCTTGTTTGGGGAAATTTGCAACTCGTTATCGCGGATGGTGGAGTATCCACTTATGGGGGCTGCATTGCTTATGTGATGGAAAGCGACTAATGGCCATCGCCAATGGGTATTGCGATTTAGCATCATTCAAAGCCTGGCGGGCAATTACATCAACCAATGCCACCGATGATGGGGCTATTGAAGGATTGATAGAACTTGCCAGTCGCTTCATTGATGCAGAAACAAAACGCACATTTTATTCGCGTTCTGAAACAAGATATTTCAGCGTACCGGATGGACTTGAATTACATCTTGATGATGACCTTTTAACCATCAGCACAAACGGGCTGGTAAACGGCGATGCTACTGTAATCACTTCCACCTATTACCATCTCCTGCCAAAGAATAAAGCACCCTATCACACCATCAAGCTAAAAGATTCATCCGCTTACAACTGGACGCAGGACAGCAATGGTGATACCGAGTATGTTATTTCAG